CTGGCTTTTAAAAAATAAAAGCCAGATATATGACCATTCCAGTGAGTATGTAGTGTATGATGACCACCACCTTTTTTAGCAAATTCTTGTACCCATAGTTCCGTAATAAGAATTTGATAATTGGTTAAATCAAAACCCATTTCATCTAATAAATTATACGCTGTAGCCCCTATATAATTTATTAGTTGGCTAAAATTAGAATCACCTATTAAAGTTGTTGAATGAAATACCTGGCCCATATCTCCTCTATCCCCAAATTTTTTATTTCTCTTATTTATTTCTTTTTTCAAAATTTTCTTCGATTTTTTAATATATGGATCTGATGCTTTATTTAAGGAAGTTACAAAATCAGGCACATCTGCAAACCAGATAGGACATTTAAAATAATCTTCTCTAACTAATTCTTTGGGAAAATTTCCTAATTTCATTTAGATGAACCCTTCTTCTCTTATTTTTGAACGATGTTCCCCAACACCGTTTAAATTAAATGATATGGCATATTTGTTTACATCTGTTGTATTTCTAATTGTTTTATGGGTTAAAAAACTAGAAAAAATTATAAAATAATTTAATTTAGGTTTAATTTTTTTATTAATTTCAGGAAAAAATAGTGTCTGATTATGGTCATTTAAGTAAATAATTCCAGATAAATAGCTAGGTGAATGATCATGAGCTTTTGTAAAATGAGAAAAGTCTTCTCTTATTCCCCAAGCACTACTAAGATTATATGGTTTAATATTATCTAAACTATCTAAACAATCAAATAAAGGTAATATGCTTTTTAAAAAATTTTTATTATTATTAAAATATTCATAAGAAGTCATATGACCTATAACATTTGTATTAAAATTATTATTATTCTTTTCTCCAATCCCTTTATTAATTTCTTTTATAAAATAGTTAGAATTTATATTTAAAAATCCGTCGATTAATACATAATCTACTTTTACTTTATCCTCTATTATTCTTTTTATTTTCACTTAAAAGGTAATCCTAAATTCCATATAACTAAACTATATCTTGAACCTTTTTTTACTGGACATACTCGATGCCAAACAAAACCAGGAAACACAACTAAAGATCCTTTTGGTAATATTTCTGTGCACCTTCTGATATTTGGTTTTTTATCAGGATCTAAATCTCTAAAATCAAATTCTAATTCTCCACCTTTATAGTCTTTTGGATCTGACAAAGATACTGTAACAGATAATTTTCTTATTTTTCCATGTCTTTGTGAATTAGGTTCATTGTAAGGTTTATAAAATGAATCACAATGCCAATCATAAAATTGACCTTTTTCATATTTTGTAAATTGACAAGGTTCAGACCAATCCCATTGAAAATTCCAGTCCGCATTTTTATTAGCTTTATGAACATAAGGATGTATTTCTTTATACACCCAACTATCCTGGATCCAAACAATATCAGAATTTCTTTTTTTCTTGAGATCTTTTATTTGTTGTGGACTCATTTTATTTTCAGAGCCATCGAATGCTCCCGTCAGAGCCATTTTATTTTGTAATTGTTTACCATAGCGAACAATTTCATCACAGATACGTTCTGGGATAGCTGATTGAAAATACCAATAATAATTAGGCAAAAGCATGTGTCTTTATAGATAAATATATATCATTCTAAAGACATTAAGTCAATTATACTTTATTCCATTTTAATGCTGAAGGATCCCATTCATGGTCATTTGGAGGATCTTCAGAATCTTCTGCGATCCATTTTCGATTATCTTCATCCCACTCTATCCAATAGTTGCACTTAACAGCATCTCCTATTGATTTACCTTCTGGTATAAAATCACCTTCAGAGTAAGTTTTTGTAGGATGATCATAAAATTCCGTAGTGGGATAAGTTACAGGAGCTGTCCAATCATCGTTATTATTTAAATACCATGATGCATAGGGTTGCTGGTCTAAAAATCTATCTTTCGTTGGATTATAAACGTCTCCTTTACCTGCAAATTTTTTCCTGAAATTCGCATTCCAAGAAGTTTGTTTCCATGTTCCACCAAAAAAATTTTGACACCATGTTTCACCATCAACATGCATATCATTATTACCTAATGGACCTGCAGCTGTAGAAATATCATTTCCAACTACTACTACTCTTTTTACAACTAAGTGAGTATCAGACGTAAAACCTGTTGGATCTGTTTTTGATTCTAATTCTGCAAAATGGGCCATAACTTTTATGATACCGTTAATGTTCCCGACACTTTAAATACAGCTACTTTACAAGAACCAGCAGTGTCTGTTAAATTACAACCAGGTGAAACACTTAAAGAAGCACAACCAGGAAATCTTACTATTACTACTCCTGAACCTCCATCCCTTCCACCAGGGGTATGTTTAGCTCCAGCACCGCCGCCACTGTTAGCAGCGCCATTGCCATCTATATTACCGCCGCCACCATCTCCGCCTATTCCATGTGGACCAGAGTTAAACCCAGCACCAGCACCGCCCCCTGCGAATGTTGTTCTGCAAAAAGGTGTTGCACATCCATGAATAGTATTTGGTGCACCATCTCCTCCATTACCTCTAGGGGAAGGCTGGGGTTGAGGGTGCGGTCCAGCACCAGAAAAACCTGATTGCGTCGCTCCTCCGCCTCCGCCTCCTGTATCTGCTGATTTTGGAGGGTTAGTTTGCATCCCACCTGGGGGTGCGCCACCACCACCGCCACCATTTCCTTCTGGTGGACTATATCCTCCAGCGTTTCCACCACCACCAGCGGCGGGTGGAAAACCACCTAAGGTATATACTGGTCTAGATCCGCCACCGCCGGAACCTCCAGGTCCACCTGATTTTAAAGGATTTCCTTTACCATATTGACCACCTCTACCACCA